ACCTCAGCGACCACTGCATTATCAAATTGTACATCTTCTGCGGTAAGTATTCCACGACACCGTTCAAAAAATTGAGCAGCGATTTGTTGTTTGTCCTTTCCTCTGACATTGCAATCAATAACAGTTGTTCTAGAATGAAGTGGTTCGATAATCTTGTTCTTAAAATTACAGGTAAAGATAAACCTACAATTGTTTTGGAACTCTTCTATAGATGCACGCAGTAATAACTGGACATCATGTGTTGTATTGTCTGCTTCATCTATAATTATAACCTTATGCTTAGACGATGAGGTTAGAGATACAGTTGATGCAAACTGTTTGGCATGATTACGCACAGTGTCAAGGAAGCGACCTTCATCTGATCCATTGATCACATATGAATCAACTCCCAGTTCTCTACATAATGCTTTAGCGATAGTGGTCTTGCCTATACCAGCAGTACCACATAAAAGTAGGTTAGGAACTTCGCCCTTCTTAACAAAAGATTTGAATGTATTCTTCAGTTCATCTGTAAGAATACAATGCTCAATATTCTGTGGGCGATACTTCTCTACCCATAGAAAATCATCCTTCATACTTGCTATCAGGTTCTAGGGCGATGAGATACTCAAGATCTCTGTTTGCGTCTCTGAATAGAGATGCATTTTGCTTACTAATAGTAACCTCATAATCACCTGGTAGCAACTTAAGGTTTTCAACTTTGAAGTTGAAACAGAATTCCTTATCAGTTACACCTACCTTAACAGCATAATTGTTAGATGTGTCATTCTTCTTGTCACGCACGACAAGTTTAACAGTTTGACCATCGCCAACAACTGCTAGATCTTCAATCTGATAGATTGCTGCTGCCTTGATGATGTTGGAGATGTCACTCCATGCAACTGTAAAGCATACGTCCTTACTAGGAAGTTCCACCTTGTTCTCAGGTGGTTGTACAATAGTAGATGGATCTGCAAAGAAATATCTTGATTGACATTTACTATCTTTGATCACAACATAGTTGTCATTCTCAAAATAGAAATCTGGATTGTCAAACAGTGAAAGACCAGATAGAAATTCACTTAGATCATAAATTGCAAACGTCCTTGGGAATGCTTCCTCTACATTAGCACGAGACAAAATGTTTTTCTGAATGGATAGAGTTGATAACTCAGTTCCTTGCTTGAAACAAATTGATTGATTGATGTTTGAGAAGTTCTTGAGAATGTCAAGAGTACTTTTTGAAAGTTTCATTTAGAACTAAAATAATATAATAGTACACAATAGTGCACCGCCTTTAGAATGTCATCCTGAGGACGACCTTTTTTATTATAGCGACTAAGATACTTAATCGCATTGGATCTGCAGAATGCTTCTGCGTCTCCGATTGATTCGATGAGATCAAGGGTCTGGAAGTTACCATTAGCATAATGCTGTGAATAAGTACTCTCTATGTACTTCTTCGCTAGATCCAGTGTTTGATCCTCATCATACTTGCACTTCGACATAATGGGATAATCTTCATCAAGGGTTCCATCCATGACAGAACCCGCTAAACTCCATGCATTAATCATATCAAACTTCTTTGTCAAAGTCAACATCTGCATCCACCTTGTCATATAACTCTTGGAATGCTTGCTTAGTTTCCTCATCGAAACGTGAGATACAAGTAGTGATTGCCTTCTCTCTGTTACCAAAGATCTGGTATGCTCTGACGATGTGTACAAGTCTACGTGTACTGATGATCTCATCAATACCACCATCGTAGAATGTCTTACGGATGATGTCTGCCCAATCAACTAACTTCTTGTTGAAGTCATCCTTAGGGTTGAGGATCTCAAGTATCTTTTGCTCTGAGATAGGTGATGGGTACTGTTGCTCGAAAGTGATAGGGAACCTCTCTAGGAATGCTTCGTTAAGTACGTTAGTACCTACGAACCTACCATCGTCAGAACCTTTACCCTTAGTGTTAGCGGTTGCAACAACTGTAAATCCTTCAGCAGGTTTTACAAACTTACCTATCTTCTTAAGGAAGACACCTTTGCCTTCAAGGATAGATTGTAGACATAAGATCTTGTTAGATGCTAGGTCAATCTCGTCAAGAAGTAGAACTGCACCACGCTCAAGTGCTTCGACTACAGGACCGTTGTGCCATACTGTGTTGCCATCAACAAGTCTGAATCCACCGATAAGATCGTCTTCGTCTGTCTCGATAGAGATATTAACTCTGATAAGTTCTCTGTTTGCTTTGGCACATGCCTGTTCTACAGAGAATGTCTTACCGTTACCAGATAGACCTGTGATGAATGCAGGATAGAAGATGCCTGATTGAATAATTTTTTTGACATCGCTGAAGTTACCGAATGGAACAAAGGTATCAACTACCTCTGGAATAAGGTTCTGTTGAACTGAAGGGATTACAGAGGGTGCTGAGAGTGATTTTGTAAGGATCTCTCTGCCTTCTTGTATAGTTAGATTCCATGTGCCTTTCTTGACTTGGAAGTTTTTTAGTTTGCGAGATACAGTTGCTTATCCTACAGAATACTTTGTTGCAAACTTTTTGACATGTGATGCGTCGATGTTATTACCGAACTCGTCACGTAACTCGTCTACGAAGTTGACTGGTAGTTTTCTCTCAAATGGCATGATAATGAAGTTGTGTGATTTGTATATTATAATAATGCCACATCATATAGGACTTTGCAATACATGATGTGACACTAATTTGATTGGCACTATGCAATCTGGTCGATGAAGGAAGATAGAATCTTCTTGTTCATCTTCTTACCCTTAAGAGACTTAACGAATGCTCTCTTGATATCTGCTTTTGAATCTGACTTAGGTTCAAACTCAGCGTCAGTGTTTAGTGCTGATGCTGCTAGACCATACTGAACTGTCCAGTATGAAGATGCACAGATGAATGATTTTGTTTTCTTCCACTCTGCATTTGCACGTGCTACATTCTCTTCTGTGTATTGGTCACCGAAACAATCTACTTTGAATCTGTGCCACTCACCTGATCCTAGTAGTCTGATGTTCATGAAAGAACACTCAGGGAATCTGTCACGTAAGTAAGATACAAACTGTCTTGTTTGTCCTGAGTAGTAGTCTCCTGAGAACTTATACATTCTACCTGTCTTGCGGTCACGTAGGATGTATCCGTTACCCATGTGTGATGCGAAGAGTGACTCTGTTCCGTCTCTATCAACATACTTCTTACCCGCACGTAATGGATTGCCATCGCCATCAGTTAGACATACAACATGAACCTTTTGTGCTCCTGTTCTTGTCTTGAACTCAGGGATGATATCATTCATAGCAATTAGTGACTCATTAAGTGGAGTGCCACCTAGTCTTAATTTCTGAGGAACAGCAGCACCACCGTAATTAACAATAGATGATGCAAGACGGTATAGATTCTGTTGCTGTCTGTCTGCAACTCTCTTGTTTGTTTTACTTGATAGAACGTTGATCATATTGAAGTTGTCAAGGATAACTTTACCGTCGATCAAAGACTCTTTTGCAACATCATGATAACTGCCATGATACTCATATGCATCAGTGAAAAGATATACATCATAGTCAATACCAACCTTGCGACAGAATGATACAAGTGTCAATGTCTGTTTGATAGTATCAAGAACCTGATGATGCATGGAACCAGACCAATCAACATTGAAGATTAGACCGTGACTTTTAGCATCAGGGATTGTTGTGATCTTCTTGAATAGATCATCATTGTATTTGTATGTGTGAAGATTAGCAGTGTCAAGGATACCAGTTCTGGATGTAGTAGCACGTGCATAACCATCTGCTGCTTTTTTCATCTCAAACTCTTTTACAAGATAATTAACTTCTTTGTTAGAAGATGTTTTGAATGCTTTGTATGATGCATCTGATGCATCAAGATCTTGGACTCTCCATTTTGCTTGCTCCATATCATACTCATCAGCAAAGTCTGTTCTACGTCTTAGTGCATCTGTATTTGCATAGTGATCTGAAAGATAGTCTGAGATCTCTTGGTTAGAAACCTTGTAGTTGATAGGAATCTTAGGAACCTCAACATAGATGTTCTCTCCTGCTTCCTTATTAACAAGTTTCTTCTGTGATTGTGTTGCTGCCTGTGCAGTAGATACTTGTGGAGTATCATCAGTAGGACCGTTCTGACGTCCTGCAACTGATGGATTACCATGCCACTCTTCCTGCTCATCAGGTTGTGAATCTTTGTCCTTAAGAATGTCAATTGGTTGTAAGTCTGTTGCTTCTTCCTGACCTTCTTCTTCTCCTGCTTCTGTAGGTGCATTAGATGACTCTACAGGGTTGTTGTTTTCTGACTTACCTGTAGATAGATCTTCTAGAGGATTGTTTGAATCTAGAGCGTCATCTTGCTGAGGTGCTTCTTCTTTCTGTTGCTTGTCAAGTTGCTCTTGGCAGAATATAAAGATCTCTTTAGCAAGTGCAACTGCATCGTCAAATGTTTCTAGAGCATCACACTTAGGAAGGAATGCTGCTTCCTCTTTTGTGAATGGGATGTCTCTGTAGTTGCCGATCTTGTATTGTAGATTGATCTTGTCTGCAAGATTGAGTTGTGTAAGATCTTTGTTGTTAAGACCGAAGAACTCGTCAATGTCAAGTGCTTGGTAACCTTTGAAGAATGTCTTAGGAAGACCTTCGTATCTACGCTTGATAAGTTTCTCGATACGGATATCTTCTGTTACGTTTAAGAACATCTGTGGAACTTCGTCTAACCACTCGTTATCTTCTGGTGTGTATAATGCATGACCTACTTCGTGTGCGATGAACATGTCGATAACATCATTACACTCATGCTCCCATGTAGGTAGAGTTAGGACTCTGCTGTATACTTCAAACTGTGCTGTCTCTACTGGACGATGCTCTACAATAAGGTTCTCTGTAGCGAGGAGTTTAGCAAGTGATTCTTTGACGATGTTCATAATAGTTCGTGTCTTATACTATTCATTATAATAAGAAACCCTCCGCTTGGGAGGGTTGAGTAGACACTTTATCAACTGTCTACTTCTGGCACGTGCCTGTCGTAATGCTTGTGGTTTAAGGTGGCGTTTCTTTTCCTTCTTGGAATGATGCTGCCAGTTGGGGACTTTCATTATTCCTCCTTTGTTATAACTGAGAAGTTTTGTTTTTTCTCTACCATTAAGGTAGATGCAAACTTGTCCTGTAAGGATTCTGTTTTGTGTGAGATTACAAACACATTGGTCTTGTCAGACACAGTGTGTAGAATTTTTAGGAAGTCATCTGTTCCTGCAGTGTCCAGACTACTATCAAATATCTCATCTAAGATGAGTAGATTAGTATTGGCACTGTTCTTCATCTTAGCAATAGTTCTCCATGTAAAGAGAAGTGCTAAGTCTATTCTCATCTTCTCTCCTTCTGAGAAGGATGCATATGAGAACTCATCTCTGAATCTAGATTTGATAGTCTCCATGAAATTCTCATCGAGTTCAAAAGAGACATAGAAATCTAGTTCCTTCAAATACCTATTTATCAGTTGATTCATAACTGGTAGGTACTTCCTTATTATAGTACTCTTAATTCCAGTATCTTTCAACATGTTTGTGACAGTATTATAGTTGTCACGTGTTTTTTTCTCGTCAAGTAGGGATTCCTCTACCTTTAATCCATCCTTTGCTAGTTGTTTAAGTTTGTCTTTCTCTTTCTTTAAACTACTACCACTACCAGTTGCTTCGTCTATCTTCTTTTCAATTGCTTTTATCTGACGTTTACGATACTGTATCTCTCTTTGTGATTCTGATATTGCTTGCTGACAACGTGACAACTCTTTTACAATATCATTCTTCTCTTCTATCTTTACTAGGATACTATCTAACTCTCCTCTGAGTTTTTCTGTTGCTTCTTCAACTTCCTTGAGTTGATCAGTAATTCCAGATTTCTTATTAGTTCTAAGTTCTTCTGTGATTGTTTGCTGACAAGTCGGACAATGTTCATTGGACTCAAAAAATTTGTACTCTTTTTTAAATGTTTTTTGTTTGTCTTTGAATCTACTTTCATAGATACGGAGTTGTGACAAATCAGTATCAACCGTTTGATATTCCACTAGGGACTCTTCATATGATTTAGACAAGTCAAGATCTTTATCTACAAGAATTGTAATATCTTGTATTTCTTTTTCAATGTTTTTAATTTCTGTCTTACGTCTTGTAGTGTTTGCATTTGATTGTTCTTTAAGATGATCTATCAATGCTTGTTGTGTCTCAACTTTATTCTTTGCTATTTCAAACTGATACTCAACTTCTCTGATGTTCTCTCTAATACCTTTGCAACGTTCTTTTAGGATACCATTCATAGTTGAGAAAATACGAATGTCTAAAAGATCTTCTATAACTTCTCTACGATTAGGTGGATTGAGTTGCATAAATGGAACAAAGCAAGATGATCCTAAGACCACCACCTGAGTAAATGATTTATAATTCAACCCCAGAATACTTTGTTCCAGATATTTTTGCTGCTCAAGTTGGGATGCTTCCTCCTTGAGTTTTTCACCATTGAGATAGATTTCAAACAACGAGGGTTTGATACCTCGTCTCACCATATATTCACGAGAACCTATGCTAAATTCTAACTCAACCATAGTATCCTTTTCGTTCACAGCATTAACCAATTGTCCTTTGGATATTTTACGAAAAGGTTTGTTGAACAACGCATAGCACATAGCATCCAAGAATGTGGATTTACCCGCACCATTTGCTCCAACTATCAATGTAGCAGGACTTGTATCTAACTGTATTTCACTAAACACATTGCCAGTTG